GAGATCGAGAACACGCTTGAAGCCTTGCAGGAAGCGGTGTTCGGCTACATAGAGTGCGTGACTATCGCACCGGGCAGGGCTGTGATGATCGTCAACGAGGAGGGACTGCTCCGGGGCATGGCTGCGAATCAGGCAGCGTCAGACTTTGCAGGTATCCAGATAGTAGGTCCGGCACTTATCGTCGGAGTTGACGGAGAGGAGTTCAGTGATGTTCCGGAAGAGATCGTCAGGCAGCTCACATAAAAAAGAGCTCCCGGTCGGGAGCAAGATAAAAATTTTCCACCAACATAATACCACAGAAAGGGAGATTTGTCAAATGTCAGTAAAAATAACGGCACTCGAAGCCGAAAACGTCAAGCGTATCAAAGCAGTATCAATTGAGCCCACAGCCAACGGGCTCACTATCATCGGCGGAAACAATCGCCAGGGCAAGACCTCGGTACTGGACGCTATCTGCTGGGCTCTGGGCGGTGAGAAGTACAGACCGTCTCAGGCTATGCGCGAAGGCTCAGAGCTTCCACCACACCTGAAACTCACACTCAGCAACGGTCTGATCGTGGAGCGTTCCGGAAAGAATAGTGCCCTGAAGGTCATTGACCCTAACGGGCGCAAAGGAGGGCAGCAGCTCCTGAATGAGTTTGTTGAGCAGTTCGCCCTTGACCTGCCGGCATTCATGGAGATGAACGACAAGAAGAAGGCTGACGTCCTGCTTCGGATCATCGGCATCGGCGAGCAGCTTTACACTATGGAGCAGAATGAGCAGCGGCTCTACAACCGTCGCACAGAGATCGGACGTATCGCTGACCAGAAAAAGAAATTCGCTCAGGAGATGCCCCTTTATACCGACGTTCCGAAAGAGCCGGTCAGTGCTGCCGACCTCATCGAGAAGCAGCAGGATATACTTGCCCGGAATGGTCAGCGCCAGCAGTGGCAGCGTGAGATACAGAGCATAGACATCGCTGTGAAGAATGTTGAGGCTGAGATACGGAGGACAGAGCAGCATCTTTCCGACTTGCGTAAGCAGCTTGCAGCATGGCAGGAAAAGGCACAGGCGGCTCAGAAGTCACCGGAGGAACTGGCAATGGAGTCCACAGAAGAGTTGGAAGCTCAGCTCCGTGAGGTGGAAACTATCAACGCAAAGGTCAGAGCCAACTGCGACCGCGAGAAGGCTGAGCTGGATGCAGACGATTTCCAGAAGCAGTATGAGGAGCTCAGTGGAGAGCTGGAGAACGCAAGAGACAACAGGCGAAGGCTGCTGGAGGGAGCTCAGATGCCACTTGATGGCCTTACAGTGGAGAACGGCGCTCTGATCTACAATGGACAGGCGTGGGATAACATGAGCGGCGCCGATCAGATGATAGTAGCAGCGTCTATTGTCCGCAGGCTCAACCCGGAGTGTGGCTTTGTCCTCCTGGACAAGCTGGAGCAGATGGATATGCAGACCCTCGCAGACTTCGGCAAGTGGCTGGAAAACGAGGGATTGCAGGCTATCGCTACCCGCGTCAGCACTGGGGATGAGTGCAGCATAATCATAGAAGACGGTTATTCCGTCACAAAGGCAGAAGAGCCTAAAACTTGGAAAGCAGGTGAATTTTGATGAAGAATACAGAAAACTGCATAATTCAGTGTAAACCTAAAAAGTCTCGTGACTGTGGCTTTACAAAGGTCATAATCTCACCAGATAAGCATATGAAACTCGTATTTGCATCGAGTATCACCGGTAAAACCATTCAGGACATTGCAGACGAACTTTTAGAGTACGCACTCAGCCGTGCGAAGATTGAAATGGACGGTGGCAAGTTCATTACACTCGCAGAAGCAGGAGGGATAAAAGAATGAAAATCACAAGAGGAATACAGACAAAGCCGCTGAAAGTAGTCATCTACGGTCCGGAGGGCATCGGCAAGAGTACCTTCGCAAGCCTCTTCCCGGATCCGCTGTTCATCGACACCGAGGGCAGCACAACACGCATGAATGTAGCAAGAACAGAAACACCTACAAGTCTTGCAATGCTGATGCAGCTCCTCACAGAAGTCCGGGACAACCCTCCTGACTGCAAGACACTCATCATCGACACTATCGACTGGGCGGAGCGCCTGTGTACTCAGGCGGTCTGCGACAAGAATCACAAGGCCGGCATCGAGGACTTCGGCTACGGCAAGGGCTACAGCTACGTCTATGAGGAAATGGGACGGATCCTCAATCTTCTCAATGACATCTGGGAGAGGGGCATCCATGTTGTCCTGACGGCTCATGCAGCTATCCGCAAGTTCGAGCAGCCCGACGAAATGGGGGCCTACGACCGATGGGAGCTGAAGCTTATCAACTCACCCAAGTGCAACTCCTGCGCTATGGTCAAGGAGTGGGCGGACATGGTGCTCTTTGCCAACTACAAGACCTTTGCCGTGGCAGTTGACAAAGATGGCAAGAAGATGAAGGCAAGGGGCGGAGAACGTGTGATGTACACTACTCACGACCCCTGCTGGGACGCTAAAAACCGTTTCGGGCTTGCGCCGGAGCTGCCCTTTGACTTCGCTCAGATAGCGCATATCTTCGGCAATTCCCCGGCACCTCAGCAGACTCCACAGCAGTCTGCACCTGCTGAAACACAGCAGCCTGCGATAACTTCACAGCCTCAGCGCAGACAGCAGCCAACTCAGCTCACTGAGGCGGAACTGAAAGAGTTCGAGCCTATCGGTGACGGAATCCCTGAGGGTATTCCTCAGGCACTTGCAGACCTGATGAGGCAGAACAATGTTACCGAGAGTGAGATACAGCTTGCTGTGGGAATGAGAGGATACTTCCCGGAGAATATGCCTATCACAAGCTACCCTGCGGATTTCGTACAGGGTGTGCTCATAGGAGCTTGGCCGCAGGTATTCGGCATGATACAGGAAAACAGACAGGTACCGTTTGAATAAGAAAGGAGAAAACTATGGCACAGTTCGGAAATGAATTTGAGGAGATAGGCTTTGAGGGCACGATAGAAGAGGAATCCGGAGGATTCACTCTCCTGCCTGAGGGAGACTACGATTTCACAGTCAGCAAGATCACGAGGGGACGCTATGAGGGCAGCGACAAGATGCCTGCCTGCAACAGCGTGTCCGTGGAACTGACGGTTTGGGGAGCTCAGGACAAGGCAGTTATCACCGAGCGCTTCTTCCTGGTGAGAAAGTTCGAGTGGAAGCTCTCACAGTTCTTCCTGTCTATCGGTGTGAAGAAGCACGGCGAGCCTCTGAATATGCGCTGGAACATCGAGGGCATGAAGGGCAAGTGCAAGGTGTACATAGATAAGTACCAGAAGCAGGGCGGCGGAGAAGGTCAGTCCAATAAAATAAGGAAATTCTACGCATACGATGAGAACGTTCAGACCGTTTCACCTCAGCCTTCATATCAGCAGACCACATATCAGCAGCCGCAGACGTCCGGCGGCTGGAAGGCAGGGTCGTTCTGATGGAGCTGCGCCCTTATCAGCAGGAAGCCCGGGCGGCAGTAGAGAACGAGTGGGAGCAGGGGAACGACCGCACTCTCCTCGTGCTGCCTACGGGCTGCGGTAAGACGATCGTGTTCGCTAAGATCAGTGAGGACAGGGTCCGGCAGGGCGACCGGGTCCTTATCCTTGCACACCGGGGAGAGCTCCTGGATCAGGCAGCGGACAAGATCAAGACGGCGACCGGGCTCATCTGCTCCACAGAAAAGGCAGAGCAGAGCTGCCTTGATAGTCAGTCACAGTGGTTCCGGATAACCGTAGGCTCGGTGCAGTCGCTTATGCGGCAGTCACGGCTTGACAGGTTCGACCCAGGCCACTTTCAGACCATAATCATTGACGAGGCTCATCATGCTGTTTCTGACAGCTATCAGCGCGTCCTGGACTACTTCTCCGGGGCAAAGGTGCTGGGTGTCACAGCAACTCCTGACCGTGGAGATATGCGTGAGCTGGGCAGCGTTTTTGACTCTCTTGCATACGAGTACACCCTCCCGAGAGCTATCAAGGAGGGCTATCTTACACCCATCAAGGCTGTGACGATACCGCTGAAGCTGGACCTTTCAGGTGTAGGCATACAGTCCGGAGATTTCAAGCCGGGCGATCTGGACACAGCTCTGGACCCGTATCTGTATCAGATAGCGGGGGAGATGAAGAAATACTGCAAAAACAGGAAAACAGTCGTCTTCCTGCCGCTTATCAAGACCTCACAGAAGTTCCGAGACATTTTGAATGATGCAGGATTCCATGCAGCAGAGGTCAACGGCAACTCCGAGGACAGAGCTGAGATACTGGAGGACTTCGACAAAGGCAGATACAACGTGCTGTGCAACTCTATGCTTCTCACCGAAGGCTGGGACTGTCCGTCTGTTGACTGCATTATCGTGCTCAGGCCCACGAAGGTACGCTCACTGTACTGTCAGATGGTGGGCAGAGGCACAAGACTCTGCGAGGGAAAGGAGCATCTGCTGCTGCTCGACTTTTTATGGCATACGGAGCGGCATGAGCTGTGCCGGCCTGCACATCTGATATGTGATAACAAGGATATAGCAGAGAAGATGACCGAGGACCTTGCAGAAAACGCAGGCTGTGAAATGGACATCGAGGAAGCAGCTCAGACTGCATCTGACGAAGTGCAGGCTCAGCGAGAGGAGGCTCTTGCAAAGCAGATAGAAGCCTGCAAATCCCGGAAGCGCAAGCTGGTGGATCCGCTGCAATACGAAATGTCTATCTGTGCAGCAGACCTGTCCGGCTATGTTCCGGCTTTCGGCTGGGAGTGTGCTCCGCCGACTGACAAGCAGAAAGCAGCACTGGAAAAGCGAGGCATCTTCCCCGATGAAATCGAGACTGCCGGTAAGGCAAAGCTGCTTCTGGAGCGCCTGGAAAAGCGGCAGAGTGCAGGACTGTCAACACCGAAGCAGATACGCTTTCTGGAGTCAAAAGGCTTCCAGCACGTCGGGACATGGCAGTTCGAGGCGGCGTCCAGCATGATCGCACGGATCAGCGCTAACGGCTGGAAGATACCACGAGGAGTTGATCCGCAAAACTACACACCGGAGGTGAGAGCGCTTGACGCTATTGGAGATACTGGAACATATACCGCCCTCTGATCTGAGCTACGATGAGTGGACTCAGGTCGGAATGGCACTGAAACACGAAGGCTATACAGCGGAAGACTGGGATGACTGGAGCCGGTCTGACAGCCGCTACCATGCAGGCGAGTGCGAGAAGAAGTGGCGCTCATTTAAGGGCAGCGACGTTCCCGTGACTGCCGGCACTATCGTGCAGATGGCAAAGGAACGGGGACTGACCTTTTTCAGCAGCAGCGATGGTGATATGCTGCTGGATTTCGATGGAGTTATCGCTTATGAAGGCGAGGCAGAGCCAGCACCGGCGAAAAAGCAAGCTCCCCGTGACCCGGTGCAGGAGATCATCACATACCTCAGAGCACGCTTTGAGCCGGATGAATACATCGGATATGTGACCTCGGTCTACGAGGATCAGACAACAGGCAAGCTCTCTCCCACAAGAGGCAACTATGACCGCACAGCTGGACAGATAATTGATGCACTGGAAAAGTGCGGCGGAGATATCGGCGGTGTCCTGGGCGATGCGGACGAACGAGCCGGAGCCTGGATTCGTGTCAATCCTCTGGACGGCAATGGCATAAAGGACGAGAACGTCACCGACTACCGCTATGTTCTGGTGGAGTCCGACAGTCTCCCTATCGAGCAGCAGAACGCTCTCATGCACGATCTGGAGCTGCCTATCGTCACACTGACCCACACCGGCGGAAAGTCACTGCACGCTATCGTTCACATTGATGCTCAGAGCCGGGAGGAGTACCGCAAGAGAGTAGCATATCTGTTTGAAGTCTGCGAAAAGAACGGTCTGCGAATCGACAGGGCTTGTAAAAATCCTTCACGACTGACCCGTTTGCCGGGCTTCCAGCGAGGGGAGAACTGGCAGTACCTTATCGAGACAAACACCGGCAAGGCTAACTTCGAGGAGTGGCGGGACTACATCGAGGAGATAACTGACGACCTTCCTGATGCTGAGAATGCAGCGGATTTCTGGGAGAATATACCACCGCTGCGTCCGGCTCTCATCGAGGGAGTTCTCAGGCAGGGTCACAAGATGCTCCTTGCCGGTCCCTCAAAGGCAGGTAAGTCCTTCTCGCTCATCGCTCTGGCTATCGCAATAGCAGAGGGCAGTCCGTGGATGGGCTTCTCCTGCGCTCAGGGCAAGGTCTGGTATGTCAATCTGGAGCTGGACGACATATCCTGCAAGCATCGTATCAGGGACGTATACAAGGCGCTGGGCATCGAGCCGAAGAACCTGAGCAATATCGACATCTGGAATCTGAGAGGACGGGCTGTGCCCATGGACAAGCTGGCTCCCTCTATGATACGAAGAGCTAAGCAGAAAGGCTACTCTGCAATAATTATCGACCCGATATACAAGGTCATCACCGGTGATGAGAACAGCGCTGAGCAGATGGCTCACTTCTGCAACCAGTTCGACCGTGTGTGCGCCGGAGCTTCCTGCGCCGTTATCTACTGCCATCACCACAGCAAAGGCTCACAGGGCGGCAAGCGCAGCATGGACAGAGCTTCCGGCAGCGGTGTGTTTGCTCGTGATCCGGACGCACTTCTTGATATGATAGAACTGCCGGTATCTGAGCAGCTCCGCAAGTCAGAGGAGGATAAGGCGGTATGCGGTGTGTGCAAGGACTGGCTGAGCAGATTCCTTGGCAGCAGCTACGATGAAGCTGTCTCTCAGGACGACGAGTTCAGCCGCAGCCGCATGATAGAGCTGTGCCGTGAAAAATTACAGCGCAATAGTCTTGAGCTGATGCAAGGGGACATTGATGCGGCTGTCAGGAGAGTACAGACCCGGACTGCATGGCGCATTGATGGTACTCTGCGAGAGTTTCCGAAGTTTCCGGCAGTCAATGTGTGGTTCGATTATCCTGTTCACCGCCCTGACAGCACAGGGGTGCTGAGGGATATTGACCCGGATGAGACCTGGCAGAAGAATTTCCCTAAGCGTAAGACTAATGAAGAACGTGCGGACGAGAGAAAGGCATCTATCGAAACGGCATTCAGTGCAGCTGTAAATGAAAGCGGGCAGGCATTGATCTCAGACATTGCAGAGTACATGGCTGTATCGGAAAAGACTGTACGCAGACGCTTGAAAGAGCATGGTGGCTACTGGATAGACGACAGCTACACAGGAAAAAAACAGTCAAAGGGACAGGGACAAAATTGATTTTTGTCCGTTGTCCCTCAGAGGGACAAAAAGGGAGAATCCCCGATTTTGTCCGAAAGGGACAAAACAGGGACAAAAAGGGAGTTTAACCGATTCTGTCCTTGTGAGGGACAAAAAGGGCAAAACCCCGATTTTGTCCGAGGGACAGACAAACTCATTATTATTACATAATGTAAAAGGGCTTGTCCCTGCCCTTTTACAATCCAGAATAATAATCGCGCTCAGCGGAGAGCGGAAAGGAGAAAAAATGCCAAGAAAAGTAAACAATGATTATTTGAACTGTGCCAGAAAAATGCCAAGGCTCATACATACTGTCGGTGATAAGTTTGATATTCGCACAAGCGAGGTTGTGAAGTGGTTGCTCAAGCAGCCAGACATCGCACAGAAGATTTTTAACTTTGCTATGAACGCCGGAGTGATTGCCTACGACCCGACCACCGGTGAATGGAGAGGAGCCGATGTACCGTGACTGAATTCTTCATTGACATGATACCGCCGACTTCCACGCATCAGGAGCGAGGCTGTACCATAGTGAACGGCAAGAGAAAATACTACGACAGGAGCAACGGCGATGCCCGGCAGAAGCTGAAAGCCTTCCTGGCTCTGTACAGACCGAAGGAACCTGCTCGGGGAGCGGTGCAGCTTATCGTCAAGTGGTGCTTCCCTGTTAAAGGTAAGCATATTAACGGTGAACCTTATATCAACAGGCCTGATGTTGATAACCTCTGCAAGGCACTGCTTGACGTTATGACAGAACTGGGATTCTGGAAAGATGACAGCAAAGTCTACAGCCTGGTGTGCGAGAAGTTCTGGGCAGCTCGTCCCGGACTGTACATCAAGATAACGGACGGAATGTACATCGTATAGCGGAGGTCTGATATGGAGATAAACGAGGTAAAGAGAGCTCTTGGCAAGCGGGTCCGGTTCCGTGACGAAAGGCTGTTCTGTGACGGTGAGTATATCCTGACCGGCTGTATCATACGCAGGTCAGACCGTGGCAGGTTCTACTATCAGGCGGAGCTACAGGATGTCCGTCAGAATAAGGCTGTGTGCATCACATCGCTTGACAAGGTGACACTTGAAAAGGAGGTAAAACCATGACCAGACTTACAACTCCCGAGGGGGAATGCATGAGAAAAAACGAATGGGGCGACACAGAGAAGTGCTGTCCCGATGATAGCTGCGACGAGGGATGTATGAATCTGCGTATTGCACGTCTTGCAGACTACGAGGACACAGGGCTGGAACCCGATGAGATCAGGAAGCTGATAACGCTCCTCAAAGGCATCCGTGCTTACTACAAAACAACAATAAGCTGGGATGAACTGTTCGAGGACGAGGTCATGGAGGTGCTCAGTAATGCTGACCCTGCGTGAGGTTATCTGCTCCCAGTATCCGCACTGCCTGAGCTGTCCGCTGTCGGTGGCTGTTAAGGATAAGGACTGCCGGGAGCTGAGCCCGGAGGAGATACGGAAAATTATGAAGGAGGTTAGAGAGAATGACTGACACAGATATGCTCTACATGGCAGCACTCGAAAAAAGGCTTGAAACTGCTGAGGCTGAGAACACTGAGCTGAAAGCTCGTGTGGCAGAATTGGAGGACAAGCACTGGACCGAGTGCAGGCAAATAGCGCATTATGATGATGAGCTGAGAAGCCAGAATGATGATGCGTACGTCAGGAGGTCTGATGTGCTTGACCTGATAACAGAAGCATACGAGGGCGGCAGCTTCACGGACTACAGCAATTACAGCAGCCTTTGGGACGCTGTTGACGATATGCCAGGAAAGGAGAATGTTGATAATGACACTTGACGAAGCTATCCGCCACTGTGAGGAAGTGGCAGAGAGATATGAAACACGGGCTAAGATGATAGACAGACGAAAGCTCGGCTTTGCGCTTGACAATCCAACAGCTTGCCATGAGTGCGCCTCTGACCACAGACAGCTTGCAGAATGGTTGACGGAACTGAAAGGCCTGAGAGAAGAAAATATTGCTCTCAAAAATCATAATGAGCGTCTGAGAGATTGTGTTGATAACTGTGTACGCAACGGAGAATTAGATTTTGCCGAATTGAAAGAGGCAAAGCGACTTCTGAAAGCGGCGGTTGAAGATATTAGACACTGTATGCACTATTATGATCCGTGTGAAGTGTGTTCTCTTTTGGATAAGGACGGAGAGTGTCCTGTCACAGATGATGATGACTGTAAAGAAAAATACAAATGGCTCTATGAGGATGAAGCCCTCGCTCTGATTGGTGAGGACACAAATGTCCCTGCCACTGCGGATGACATAATTGTCGGTCGCAGATTGTACGGGTGGATAAGCTGTGAGGAGAGGCTGCCGGAAGATAACACGACAGTTCTGTATGTTTGGCGTTCTGAAAACGGGAATGTGTCAGTGTTTCACGGGTGGCATGGTAGTATACGAGGGTTAGGCGGTGCATGGCACCAGTCAGGTGTCGGAATGCAAAGACCGGAAGATGAAGTAACACACTGGATGCCGTTACCCGAACCGCCGAAGGAGTGATGATATGGAATACATAAGCAGAGAAGAAGTTGAGAGAGCGTTCAAGCTCAAAGTCAAAAATCCGAATAAAGACTATCAGAGAGGAATGCAAGATACTATTGATTGCCTTGTGCCAGAAGTTATTGCTGATATACCTTCCGCAGACGTACAGCCTGTGGTGCGTTGTAAAGACTGCAAACACCGAAAAGAGCGGCATTATGAAGAAAGTGGCGAAAAGCCATATATCAAGTATGAGTGTAAATTCACAAAATACTCAATGAGTGATGACGGTTTCTGTTCTTTTGGCGCAATAATGGACGGTGATGCAGAATGTTGATAAGGAGGTGTAGAAGATGCTCGGATTTATTATCGGTACAATATTCGGCGGATGTGTTGCTTTGATAGCAATGTCCCTTACTATGAATTCGGAGGACACTGACGATGACGAAGAATAGATTTCAACTTGATCCTCTCGGAGCGAGATTCCGGATCAGGAACAGTATCACCGGAGCCTACATACACATCACGCTCTTCCGGATACTGGAATTCCCGACACGGCCGCAGGCTCTGGCATACATGAACCGTGTCGGACTCAACAAAGATATTTACTACACTGAGGCGGTGATAGATTGACTACGCAGGAACTTGAAACACGGCACTGGCTGAATCGTGCTTTTTACGCAGATAAAAAAGCCAAAGCTCTTGAAATGCTTGTCAGACAGTGCAGAGAACGTGCTGAGGGGCTTTCAAGGTGCTCGGAGGGTAATGATAAGGGCAGGAGCGACAGCGCTGAAAACGGCACTGAGAATGCTCTGATGAAACTTGCAGAAATGGAGAGAAAAGCGGATGAGCAAAAGGCTGAGGCGGTCAATGCGTCTGCGGAGATACAGGAAGCTATCGAAAGACTTAATGACTTTGACCTTGAGGCGGTAATGATACATAGGTATTTGCTTTTTCACACAGACAAGGAAACTGCTGAAATGATGAACTATGACGAGCGCACTATTCGTCGTAAAAGAGAGAAGGCATTGAAAAAGTTGTCCGGTTGTGCCCTTGAATGTCCGGTCGATAATGTGGTATAGTGTATACATAGAGTTCAGGCGAAGAGCCGGGGACTTCGGAATTTCTCCCCGGCCGTTTGTTCTCTGTCTCCTTTCTTTTGTTCTACATACTTTTTCATTTTTCTTGACCGGCTGCGTGTACCGGTCACCTTTGGCAGAATAGAGCAGTTGGAGTGCTCGCCGGGTTCATGCCCCGGAGGTCGCTGGTTCGAGTCCAGCTTCTGCAACCATTTGCCCGTTGGCATGGACCCCCTAATTTTTCAGAGTACCGTCTCAGCTGAGGCGGTATTTCTGTATATCCTAAACACTGAGGTGGTGACCTTGAATGAAAACAATCTGATACAGTATAGCGGTCGAAGTCGAGAAGAAGTCGAGAAAGTCAACGCTAAGGGAGGCAAGAAGTCAGGCGAGGTCCGCCGCAGGAAAAAGTCAATGAAGCAGGTCATGGATATGCTCCTGCAAATGCCTGCTGATACCCGTGCGGACTATGATATGCTCGTAGAATTGGGCATAGATGTGTCTGAGCTTGACCCTGATACAGTCAACAATATGCTTGTCGTCAATGCTGCTCTGCTCAGACTTGCAAAGACAGGTGATGTACAGGCGATAAAGGAGCTCCGCAGCATTATCGAGGATGACGCTTACCTTAAACACAAGGTCAGATATGAGAACGCTAAACTGAAACTCGAAAAGGACAAGCTCATTCAGCCTGCACCTGTAGCAGCTGACTATAAAGGCATCCCAGCCTCACTGATAGCACCGGCATTCTCGCAGGTGCTTTTTGATATACAGGATCATGAGCATACGGAGTATGTTTTTCCCGGAGGACGTGGTTCGACTAAGTCAACGTTTGTCGGCGTCAACGTAGTGGATCAGCTCATGCGGAATGAAAATATGCACGCTCTGGCACTGCGGCAGTATTCCAATACTCTCAAGGACAGCGTGTATAATCAGATACTCTGGGGCATCTCTGCCCTTGGTCTGGATGATGAATTCGACTGCACGAAATCTCCCCTTGAAATAACAAGAAAGCAGACAGGACAGAAGATATTCTTCCGGGGAGCTGATGATCCAGGTAAGGTGAAATCTATCAAGCCGGATTTCGGTTATATCGGTGTACTGTGGTTCGAGGAGCTCGACCAGTTCCACGGAGCTGATGAGGTACGAAAGATAGAGCAGTCCGCTATTCGCGGCGGTGACGTTGCTTATATCTTCAAGAGCTTCAACCCTCCGAGATCGGCTATGAACTGGGCGAACAAGTACATCAAAATTCCGAAGGATACACGTCTTGTCACTATGTCAGATTATCTGACGGTGCCTAAGAAATGGCTGGGAAAGCCGTTCCTTGAAGAGGCTGAGTTCCTGAAGGAGACTAACCCCGATGCATACGCAAACGAGTATCTCGGAGAGGCCAACGGCAGCGGTGGAAACATCTTCGAGAATGTTGTTATCCGTGAGATACCCGATGAGGAAATAGCGGCATTCGACAATATCATGAACGGTGTTGACTGGGGATACTACCCCGATAAGTTTGCATTTATGAGAGTTCACTACGCTGCTGCTCAGCATACGCTGTACATCTGGGACGAGTATACGTCCAACAAAGAGAGCAACCGTCAGACGGCTGATAAGCTCCTTGAAAAGGGCATAACTGCAAACGACCTTATCACCTGTGACAGCGCCGAGCCTAAGTCTGTAGGGGACTACAGAGCTTTCGGACTTTGTGCCCGTCCGGCTGAAAAGGGCCCTGACAGCCGCAGCTATTCATACAAGTGGCTGCAAGGGCTGAAAGAAATAGTTATAGATAATAAACGCTGTCCTGTAGCCGCTGAGGAGTTTCTCAGCAAGGAATATGAGCGTGACAGAGACGGCAATATCATATCAGGCTATCCGGACGGCGACGATCACTGTATCGATGCTGTAAGGTATGCCACAGAGAGAAAATGGAAGAAAAGAGGTCAGTGATGAGCTTATTACAGACATTCCGGGAGTGGTTCGGAAGACGAACTCCAATAAAAGATATACAGACAGCCCTGGATATTCGTCCGGCTATATCACAGGAGCTCATCGACTGCACAGAGCTCTGGTGGTCGTGTTACATAGGAGAGGCTCAGTGGTGTGGAGAACAGCCTGACGGGAGCATTGTCACTTCACTGAGAATTGAACAGTCAGTTGTCAGAGAGCTTGCGGATATAGTTACGAATGAAATGACTGTCAGCACAGATAACGATCACCTCAATGAGCTGCTTTCACAGGCTCTGTCTGAGCTCCCCTCAGAGCTTCAGAAAGGACTTGCCACCGGAGCAATGGTTATCAAGCCACTCGGAGCAGGCGGCGGAGTTCAGTTCGTACCGCAGAACGAGTTCATTCCGGTGGAGTACGATTCGAGGCGAAGGCTCAGGAAAGTTGTATTTCCGGAGGTAAGAAAAATCGGTGAATACTGGTACACGAGGCTTGAATATCACTCCATTGAAGACGGACTCCTGACCATATCGAACACTGCTTACCGTTCCGGACAGAGAGGTGTCCTCGGAGCTCAGATAAGCCTCACTGATGTGGATGTATGGAGCAAACTTCCGGAGAAAAAGGTATACAACACCGACAGGCCAGTCTTTGGCTATTACCGGAATCCTCTTCCGAATACCATAGACAGCTCTCCCGGTGGAGTTTCAGCTTTCGATGCGGCGCTCAGTACCATAAGCATGGCAGACCGGCAGTTCAGCCGAATTGATTACGAATTCGATTCAGCACGTCGCCGTATCGTGGCAGATGAGCAGGGTGTGAAGAATGTAAACGGCAGGACTGTTCTCGGCGGTGATGTATTTACACCGGTGGACATTGAGAACCTGTTCGAGGACTTTACTCCGGAAGTTCGTCAGGCTGATTTTATCGCCGGTCTTAATGAGTATAAGCGTGAGATAGAGTTCCAGTGCGGACTCAGCTACGGCGATATAAGCGACCCTCAGAGCATCGATAAGACGGCTACTGAGATAAAGTCAGCGAAGCAGAGAAAATACAACACTGTCACCGCTATACAGAAGAATCTCCGCACTTGCATCGAGGATCTTCTTTATGCTATCGCTTTCTGGGAAGCACAGACCACATCCGGTTATACTCTGACCTGCGACTTCAAGGACAGCATCCTCACTGATGAGGAAACGGAGCGCAGGCAGGACATACAGGACCTGGGCAACGGCATCATGCGTCCGGAAGAATACCGTGCTAAGTGGTACGGCGAGGACCTTGATACTGCTCTGAAAAACCTCCCTCAGAGCCCTGAGGTGATGCAGTAATGTTTACATCAGGAGAGCTTGAAAGAGCCTCTATGGCTGTGGACGAGTCCATGAAAGAGCTCGAATCAAGGATAATGACAGACATCGTCCGACGTATCAGAGAGAACGGTGAGATGACCGCCGCCGCTGACTGGCAGATAAACCGCCTTGTACAGCTCGGCATGAGCAAAGAGGAAGTCAATGCAGCCATACAGGAAGCTCTGAGCTACAGTGATGAGGATATGAACGAGCTGTACAGCAAGGTCATAGGTGCAGGCTATACAAGAGATAGGGCACTGTACGAAGCGACAGGAACACCGTTTATACCGTTCGAGGAAAACGGTGAGCTTCAGCAGCTTATATCCTCGGTATCTGATCAGACCAACCAGACGCTGCACAATATCACTCAGTCTCTTGGATTTGCTGAGCGTGGGACAAACGGCAAAATAAGTTTCGCACCGCTTGCGGACTTCTACCAGAAAACGCTTGACAGTGCTATGCTCGACATCAGTTCCGGAGCGTTTGACTATAACACGGTGCTCAAACGCACGGTCAAGGCTATGACAGACAGCGGTCTGCGTACTGTTGACTACGCATCCGGTCACAGCAACCGTGTTGACGTGGCTGCGAGACGTGCTGTTATGACCGGTATGACGCAGCTGACGGCAAAGGTCAATGAGCAAAACGCTGAGCAGCTCGGAACTGATATGTTCGAGGTCAGCTGGCACGGCGGAGCACGTCCGGAACATCAGGTCTGGCAAGGCAAATGGTACACAAAAGAACAGCTTAAAACGGTCTGCGGTCTCGGTACAGTGACAGGACTTTGTGGAGCTAATTGCTACCATGAGTATAACCCTGTTATTCCTGGCATCTCTGAGCCGACCTATACCGCAGAGGAGCTCGAAGAACTCAATCGTCAAGAGAATGAGCCTGTCGAGTGGAAGGGCAAGCAGTACACGAAATATGAAGCTCTACAGCGTCAGCGGCGGCTTGAAACTACCATGCGAGCACAGCGGCAGGAAATGGCTCTGCTCAAAAAGGGCGAAGCCGACGAGGACGACCTCATTAACTGCCGTGCAAAGTACAGGGTCACTTCTGCTGAATACACTCGCTTCTCTGAGGTTATGGGACTTCCGCAGCAGCGTGAGCGTGTCAGTGCTGACGGTCTCGGAAACATCATGCAGGGCAAGTATACAAAGGGCAGCGGTAAGCCGTCGCCTGTTCAGGTTCCTGCGGTCGGTGCTAAGGTCACGAATAAAGTCACTGCTGAGGAGCGGAAGGAACTGCTGTCGAGGGATAAGGTGGATATAGCAGATAATGCAAAGAGCACTAAAGTAAATGAGAGCAAAGCAATTCCCGATACTTCAAGCAGGTTCGCACCTGCTAAGACCATTGAAGAAGCTGAGAAATTCGCTCTTGAAAATGGTGTCCGCCACGTTGATTACAGCGACTTACCGCTTGAAACTGCGAATCTGCTCAATGAGGCGGCTATGACACTTCCCGAAGATATACGACCTGCATACATCGGCTCAGGAAAAAGCGTTCAGAAAGTTACAGGTAAAAAGTTCTCCCGAAAGGAAAAGGACTATTACGGCGTACATATGGACGTTCTGCAAATGCACTTCGGCGAATATCCGAACATCGAATATGACTTCGAGGGCGGTAATGTTGTTGGTATAAGTACAGCGTATAAAACGCCTGAAAAGATACACAAGTCCAAAGTCGAGGGCAACAAAGCCTATGCTGAAAAGCACGACGGACATACTCAGTTCTTCAACGAGGACGGTAGAAGTACGGCATTTCACGAAATGGGACACATTTACGCAGACAAGAAAGGCATTCCCGAAGGATTTGCATCTGACGCTGAACGCTGGCTCAAAGAGAGCAAATGCGATATGCTGAAATCCACTGATGAGGCATGGGCAGAAGCGTGGGGAGCTTACCACACTAAGAATCCCAATTTGCCCGATTATATTGCTGAATATGTTGAAAAGGCTACAAATACGCCTGTTAACAAACAGTCTATTGACAATTCTGTGAAAAGTGGTATAATAAAATCAAGGAGTATAGCTTCAAGAAATCTTCCTAACGGATTAAGAACAGCACCAAGTCACATTCTTACCGAAACTGAGATTGAGAGCTTGAAAAAGGATATTGCTTCAATTGAAGCTGATGAATCAGTATTCAAGTTCAATAAAGGTCACAGAACTGGATATGATGATGTTCTTGATGAAATTCGTGTTAAAGGAGATATACTCCCAGATTTTAGTTCTAAGCATCCAAGAGACAGAATGTCGTCAAGAGCAGCTCTCGCCCATGAATATTACGGGCATCGAGCAAACCGAGGTACTAACGTGCCGAACGGTGCTTGGAATGATGAGTTTAGAGCAAGCTATATGGCAGCTAAAAACTGCCCGAATTTGAGCGATGAGGAGAGGGCAGACCTTATACTTGATGCTCTTGAACGAGCCAAAGAGAGCGGAGTGACCATTAAAAACAATGATTTCATAAGGAGGATTCTATATGGCTACTAAAACTACCATTGCTGAACACAGATTTTTAGTTTCAGCTGAAGATGATATTATTAAAAACGGAAAAACTGAAAAAAGATGTCCTCGTTGTGGAAATATTATTGTTATTGAGGACAAAAGCACATCATATTCCGTAAGATGCAAGACAGATGATTGTATTGTTGCAGAGTTCAGAGGATTATAATACAGACTAAACCGCCCATACCCGAAAGGAGCAGATAATGGATAATTTTCAAGCAGTATATAAGATACTTTAATATCACAGATTTACAAATGTTTAAAAGGTGGTGCAAAGTATGGCTTTAAATACACAGAGCCTTCCTGAATGGCTTACTGAGGAAGCAATATCTGAATTAAAAGCTGATTTGTCAGCTTGTGATAATCCTTACACGGCAGAAGAAGTAAAGAATTTGCCGTTAGATGCACCCAGAGATATGAAACGTTATGATGCATATTTTGCCAAAAAAGTTTTGACAGAATATGGTCTAATCTAATATCAACTAAACTGCCCATAACAAGGCGGTTTTCTTATACCCATTTGAAGGAGGTGAGTCAATGGAAGACTGGAAGGACAGACTGAAAGCGGAGTACGCTCAGACCAAGGAGCGCTACGAGAAGCTGAAAGCCTATAACAACAAGAAGGAAGTTGAGGCCAATCTTATTGAAGTTACAATGAAGCAGGAAGACTACTACAACGGTCGGCTGATGAAAGAACAGCAGAGCGTCATGGGCGAGTATCTTCACATACTGGAGCTTCGTGCAGAGCTGGCTCACATCGAACTTTAATAACGCTTACAAGCATTTGCGACCGACATGAATGTCGGCGGCAAGTGCTATTTTTATGTCCGGAACGACGAGAAACTATCAAGCAAAGCAGAAAGGTACTGCGAAAACAAACTGAAAGCGAGGAATTTATCTATGAAAAGAGAAGACGTAACAAAAGTCTTTGCCGATGCCACTGAGGAACAGATCAACACACTGTTGAATATCAATAGTGCAGATATTGGCCACGCAAAGCAGAAGATAGAGGCAGAGCGTGACAGCTACAAGTCCCAGCTCGACACCGCAAAGGAAACGCTCAAAGGCTTCGAGGGAGTTGACGTTGCACAGCTTCAGGGCGAGATCACCAAGCTCAACACTGACCTTGCAAATAAGGATGCTGAGTATCAGAAGAAGATAGCTGACATGGAGTTCAGCTCCGTTCTGGACAGTGCTATCAACGGCAGCAAAGCAAAGAACAGCAAAGCTGTAAAGGCTCTTCTTGACCTCGACAAGCTGAAAGCCTCTAAGAATCAGACCGAGGACATTAAAACCGCCCTCGAAGAACTCAGAAAGTCGGACAGTTATCTCTTCGGCTCGGACGAACCAGTTCTGAACCCGATCGGAGACACTTCCGGAAATAACAACAGCGGAGGAGCTTCCTCGCTTGCGGCTGTAAGAGCTGCAATGGGACTGCCTCCCGAAAAGTAAGAAAGAAGGTATATCATGGCTAATGCTATCACACTCTTTAAGCAGTATGTGGCGCTCCTCGATGAGGTCTACAAGGCTGCTGCACTCACATCCGTACTCGACGGTGCTCCTGAGCTTGCAAAGCAGGGAGCAAACGCTAACGAGCTTATAATCCCTAAGATCAGCATGGACGGTCTTGCAAACTACAGCCGTAACGGCGGCTATGTCAGCGGTGACGTAACACTCACAAACGAGACCGTGACCTGTAACTTCGACAGAGGCAGAATGTTCACTGTTGATAACCTGGATAACGCTGAATCCGCCGGTATCGCTTTCGGCAGACTTGCAAGCGAATTCATCAGAACAAAGGTAGTACCTGAGCTTGATGCATTCCGTATCGCTACATATGCCGGTATCAGTGGTATCTCTACTGTTGCCGGAGCTGCACTCAGCACCGGTGATGCTGTAGTATCTGCACTCAGAGCCGCAGTCAACAAGTTCAACGAGGATGAAGTTCCTGCCGAGCAGCGTTATCTCTACATCACACCTACCCTTTACGGACTTGTTCAGGACCTTGACACCACAAAGTCCAAGCAGGTGCTTGAAGGGCTCAATGTTGTTCAGATGCCTCAGAGCCGTATGTATACAGCTATCACTCAGAACGACGGTACTTCTGAGGGACAGACAGCAGGCGGCTATACAAAGGCTGCTAACGCTAAGAACATCAACTTCATGATCATCCATAAGGCTGCGGTTATCCAGTATCAGAAGCATATTGCTCCAAAGGTCATCACCCCGGAGCAGAATCAGGATGCGGATGCATGGAAGTTCGGCTATCGTAATGTAGGTATCGCTGATGCTTACGAGAATAAGGTAGCAGGCATCTATCTCCACAAGTCGACCACATAAGGAGTGATGCAGCGTGACAGTCTATGCAGATAATAAATTCTATACGGATGAATACCTTGCAGGGAAGTCTGCGGCTGTCACAGCTGCGGACTTTCCCTATTATGCACGTCAGGCATCCGCAGTTATAGACAGATACACCCACGGTAATATCAATCCTGATGACGTGCCGGAGCAGGTCAGGTACTGCTGCTGTGAGCTTGCTGAAATAATGTGCAGGTCGGACAGCTCCAAAGCGTCAAAAAAAGACGGTATATCAAGTGAGAGCGTACAGGGCTGGGCACAGTCCTATGAAAGCTCAGAGAGCCGCAGAAGTGCTCTCAGGAGCTCCCAGAAGGAGTGTATATACAAGTGGCTGAGCAATACCGGGCTGCTCTATTCGGGGGTGATGTGATGCTTACAAATGCGGACTGCACTCTCTATGAAAAGGATACATTTTCCCGGCACGTCTTTACTGATGTGTACTGGAATGACAGCCGTGGACAGACCGTTTCAAAGAACGGCATACAGGTAAATGACAGCGTGCTGATGTATATTTATGACGGTGATTATCTGCCAAAAGCAGGGGACATCATCATCAAAGGGAACATATCCGATGAGTATTCCTGCGCCATTCAGCAGGGACAGTCAGCAAGCATGAAAGCTCTGCGAACTGCACATCCTGACTTCGCCGTTGTGAAAGCAGCAAATGACTGCCGATACGGAGGTCTGCCCCATATCGAGGTGATAGCACGATGAAAAATGAGATAGGTGCAAGGCTTGTCTGGGATACATCTGCACAGGCGGAAAAGCTGAGCAAAGCTCAGGCTTTTATCGACAGCGAATGTATAAGAAAAATGGGCCCGTATACTCCATTCCGGAACGGCATACTTGAAAAGTCAGCAACACTGGGCACCAAGATAGGAAGCGGACATATCGTATACAATTCTCCATATGCACGGTATCAGTACTACGGAATCGTCTATGGTCCCAATATACCAATATTTGAGAACGGGGAGCTGGTTGGATTCCGGTCACCGCCCCATAAGAGGAGCACAGGCCGTGCAATGACCTACAATAAGGCAAGACATCCTCAGGCACAGCGCCTGTGGTTCGAGGTCATGAAGAAAAAACACAGCAGAGCTATCCTCAGGGGAGCGGCAGCTATCGCAGGAGGTAAAGTGAAATGAACATAATCGAAACAGTACGCTCGATACTGGAGAACTTTCCGAAAATATCTGATGTCTGCAACGAAGTACACATTGACTTTGCCGATCCGGAGCCAACAAGCTATGGCCTCAGTTCCACCGGTGATGAGCTGATCTCTGAGGATGTACTCGGGAATCAGAAGCGGCAGCACAGCTTTATGCTGTACAGCACATTCAGCAGCATTAACGACTATGAGCGTATGCTTAACAGTACGGCACTGCTTGAACTCGGACTATGGCTGGAAGAGCAGATAGACTGCGAGATAGAAAGCACAGTCGGAGGCAGTATATATACCGGAAAGCTCACTAAGCTCACTGCTGTCAATGGTATGCTGTACAATGTCCCACAGGAGAACGAGCTTGACGGAGTGCAGTATCAGCTACAGATCATTGCGGAATACACAGTGGAAATTTTCTGAGGAGGTGCAGATAATGGACGAAGAATACACCGAAGAGTCCCTGACGGACTCAGAAACAGATAACGAAGAGGAGGAAATCACTATGTCAGGTGAAACAACAACTGTAGGCAGACTGAAAAGAAGTGCGCTCCTGCACTATATCAATACTGCTTTTTCAACATCCCTTACAGGAGTAGCATGGAAGGTCATCGGCAAGGACGTGGAAGACCTTTCTGTAGAGCTCAACCCCAGTACGGAAACTATCAAGAACATCCTCGATGAGACAAGCATCGTAGATACAGGCTATGAGCCTTCATTCGACATCGACACATACTACGCTGATCCTTCCGACGGCGAACTGTATACAAAGCTCAAGGATATTGCAATGAACCGCAAGACAGGGGATGACTGCAAGACGCTCATACTGGAAGTTCTTATCGACAAGACTACCGGCGGCTACGACGCATGGGTGGAAGAGGCTGTGATAAAGCCTACGTCATACGGCGGAGCCCAGGGCGGTGTCCGCATACCCTGTTCAGTGACCTTCTGCGGAAATCGTCAGCAGGGCACTGTTACAATAACCGATAAAGTGCCGGCATTCACACCGGCCACATGATAACCGATACAGCCGGGCTTTATGTCCGGCTGTGCCTTTTAAGGAGGAAAAACTATGTCTAAAAAGATAAACTACAGCGTCAGCACCGGCACTGAATATGAGCTTGCTTTCGGAACGGTGAATATAGTCATCGGAGCCGGTATGCTGGGTAAGATGAAAAGAGCGATAGAAAAAGCCGAGTCCTGGCAGAAGAGGTTCAGCGATATAACTCCTGAAAAGCTGGAGACCGCAGAAAGTGAGATGCGTGAGCTTTTCAATGATGCCTTCGGTACGGATATATGCTCTCCTGCCTTCGGGGAGATGAGTTTATTCTCAGTAACGAGCAGCGGTAAACTCCTTTTCGAGGAGTTCTTTGACGCTTTTATCCCGGAGCTGGAAAGTGAGCTCCGCAAAACAAAGGCAAATATGACTGCTAAGGCTGTCAGCCCTGCGGTGAAAAAATATCTCCCGGAGGAAGGAACTAAAAAGCCGATAGCTGCTTTGGCAAAGCCATATGACAGAGGCCTGCCGGATGTCAGCGGCCTTTCACAGGAGGAAAAGAAACTGCTGGCTCTTCAGCTCCTGTCATGACAGGACAACTGCCATATGCTCTGAATGTCGGCGGATATGATATCCCTATCAATGCTGACTTTCGGAATGTGCTTATCATATTCGATGCTTTTGCCGACGATGAGCTTACTCCAGAAGAGAAAGCATATATTTGTCTCAAAAGACTCTATCTGAGAGCTATCCCTGCTGTATTTGCGGAAGAGGCCATAAAAAAGGCCTTCTGGTTCTGTGACGGAGGAGATATGCCTAAGTCCAAACCTGAGCAGGTAAGGACTATCGACTGGAAGCAGGACGAGCAGCTCATCATGCCTGCGGTCAGCAGAGCCCTTGGAGTGCCGGATGTCCGGGATATGCCTTTCCTGCATTGGTGGTCATTTATCGGAAGTTTCGGAGAAATAGGAGAAGGACTGTTTTCTTCCGTCGTGAACATCCGCAGGAAGCAGGCACACGGAAAAAAACTTGAAAAATGGGAGAAGGAGTTCTATACCAGGAACAAGGCTCTCGTCCGTATAGTCTCCGCTGAGGACAAGGCAGCTATAAAGGAAACTGAGGAGTTCCTGAAAACACTTATATGAAAAGATATATCTGCCGCAGATGCGGAAGGACATTGTTTATCGGAAGATTCACCGGCATAGTCAGTCTTGTATGCCGGCGATGTAAGACTAAGAATATATTTATAGAATAACTTCACAGCGTACCATGAGTGCCCGAAGTTCCACGAAAAGGAGTGAGGGCACATGGCTGTTGACGGTCATCTTAATTTTGATACAAAGCTGGATTCCGGCGGATTTGAAAAAGGCACAGATGAAATACTGAAAGTGTTCGGAGATGTGATAGCGGAGCTGAAAAAGATATCATCTGTACTGGAACAGTCTGCGGATATCAGTTTTACTGCTGATACGTCCGGTTTGGAGCAGGCCGCAGGTGAAGCACAGCAGATCATAGACAGCATACCGGATGAAGATATAAGACTCAATGTATCAGTGGACAATTCTCAGGCAGAGTGGAATCTAAGTGAGATAGAAATACGGAAGGAAGAGACAGAAGAGCCGGCAGTCATCCCCTTTGATATAGATACTGCCCCGGCAGAGAGCTCAGCAGAGCAGATACCGCCTATACTTGATGATATCAGGCATAAGTCCGACGAGACAGGAAGTGCGATGTCATCAGGCTTCCGTAAAGCCGGCACTGATATGGAGAGCTCCATAGACAGTTCTGCCGCGCATATCATGCAGAGCCTTGAATCAGTAAAAACCGGCTTCAAAAAGGTAATGGCTGCGGCTGGCATAGCTTTCAGCTTCGGAGCTGTTGTCGAATTTGGCAAAAAGTCTCTTGAAAGCGCTGCCGATGTCAATGCGGCAGGTTCTCAGATGTCTCAGACGTTCAGGAGCATACAGGGAAACGCTGAGGCTGCAATGAAGCGTGTCGCTGATTCAAGCGGCATTGTACAGACTCGGCTGCAAGGTGTCGGAACGTCTATATATGCATTTGCACGCACATCCGGAATGGAGACCTCACAGGCTCTTGGAATGATGGAGGAGGCTTTGCAGGTCGCTGCGGATTCAGCAGCTTACTATGACAGGTCCCTGGAGGATACAAGCGATACGCTGATGTCCTTCCTCAAGGGCAACTATGCGAATGATGCAGCACTTGGTCTGTCAGCAACTGAGACCACCAGAAATGCCGCCGCAAACAAGCTGTATGGCAAGTCATTCCAGGAGCTGTCTGAGGCTCAGAAACAGCTTACGCTCCTGCAAATGGTCAAGGATGCAAATGCTCTTTCCGGAGCAGAGGGACAGGCTGCCCGTGAAGCTGAGGGCTGGGAGAATGTTCTCGGCAACCTCAAAGAATCCTGGCGGCAGCTCATGGCTGTACTTGGTCAGCCTGTGCTGCAAGCAGTCACAGCCGCCGTGCAGCACCTTACCGAAGCACTGGCGTTCCTGACAGAAAAAGCAAGGGCAGCAATGAATACGCTTTCCGAGCTGACAGGTTTTGAATTCGGCAGCTCGTCATCTTCTGAGACGATAAAAGAAAACGTTGCCCAGACCGTTGAGTACCAGAACGACCTGACAGATGCTGTTGAAGAAACTGCAAAGGCTCAGGAAAAGAGCATGGCTGGATTCGACAAGATGAACACCATATCAACTGACAGCAGCGGCAGCAATTCAGCAGCACAGTCGGCTGGTGTTCCGGCAGTTCAGTCCGTTCCCATGACGGTTACAGCCGATACCGGCGGAGCGTCCAGAGCTGTACTTGACTTCGCTGCAAAAGCTAAGTCAGTCCTGGAGCAGGTAAGCGGGTATCTTGACGAGAATTTCGGGGATATCTTCGGGGAAATATGGAGTGGCTTTGTCACGGAGACCGAAGAGCTCTACGGTACAGTTTCACGGATATTTGACGATATAAAGTCACTGGGACCACCCCTTGCAGACTACTTCCAGGGCGACTTCACAGTGCTGCTCCAGACAGCATTCGCAACAGTCGGAGAGATACTTCTGGGACTTTTCGACACCTTCAATATGGTGTTTGCAGACATCTGGGACCTGGCAGTGTTCCCATGTCTTTCTGCATTTATAAACGACGGCCTGCCGATGCTTACGCAGTTCTGCAACGAGTCTCTGCTGACCTTTGGGACCTGGTTTGCTGAGGTAAAAAATATCTTCGATATGCTCTGGAAGGACGCTGCAAGGCCTGTTTTACAGTTCATAGCCAAGCTCTGGAGCGACCTTATGAGCTCTTTGAAGAAGTTCTGGGATAAGTGGGGGCATCCTATCTTTCAGAAGTTCAGAACAGCTATAGAGACAACCGGGGACCTGTTCCGGCACACATGGCAGAACTATCTGAAGCCCGTGTTTGACGTTCTTATGGAGACCGTCAATATGCTCTGGGATGACCACCTGAAACCTCTGCTTGATAATTTCCTCGACCTTGTCGGGACAGTCATAGATGCCGGTCTGGACATCTACAACAGCTTTGTTGCACCGCTGGTAAGCGCCTTCGTGGACTTTATGGGTCCGAAGATAAAAGCTGCACTGACCTTCCTTGTGAAGTTCATAGGTGACTCCATAGCCGGTATGATAGACGTCATCAATGCATTTATTGACATCTTAAAGGGTGTTGTGAATTTTATAGCAGGAGTATTTACAGGGGATTGGCGCAGAGCCTGGGACGGCATCAAGTCGATATTTGCAGGAGTCTGGAATGCGCTCTATGCGATCGTCCGCAGACCGATAAACCTTATAATCGACCTCGTAAACGGTATGACCGGAGCTATAGAAGCTGCGGTAAATGGTATTATCGATGAACTGAATAAGTTCCATATTGATGTACCAGACTGGGTGGAAGATTTGACTGGATACAGTGGATTCGGCTTCGATATTGGCAATATCGACATACCAGAAATACCGCATCTTGCACAGGGTACGGTAGTACCTGCGAATTACGGCGAATTCCTCGCAGTCCTCGGTGATAATAAGCGTGAGACGGAGGTAGTTTCCCCGATCTCGGCTATAAAACAGGCAGTAAAAGAAGCGCTTGGTGAAAACGGCGGTTCAGCTCCACAGGAGATAACTGTGTATACATATCTTTATCCGAACAGTGCAGCATTCCACAGAGAGGTAGTAAAGATAATGGCTGATGACAGGATACGGAAAGGAAAATAGTAATGATACCGATACTTACAGTCAATGGTATATCAATGGAAAATAAGCTGCAGCCGGCTAAAAACGGATATAACTTGACAAAATCTGACCTTTATGCAGATTCGTCAGGCCGGTCCGCTGAGACAGGCACCATGCTGCCGTATCTTATCAGAAAAGATGTTCATTCTATTGAACTGACTTATGTGGGAACGGCTGCTCAGATAGCTGAGATAGAAGGGATATTTGCGGGGACTCTGAGGCAGTATACAGTCACTTTCCTGGACAATGACCAATATATCAGTGCTGTCATGTATCCTTCGGACAGGACAAAATCAACAGAGGTCATTATTCAAGGTGTCCCGTATATGCAGATGACAGTGTCACTTGTGGAACTTTAGGAGGTAATATGTATCCTGTATCAGATAAATTTCTAAGTTCACTTGATAATGGCAGCATCCACCACATCCGCTGCCACATAAAGCAGGTAGACGGGAGCGAGTATACTCTTGAAGATGAGGAACTGACCGGAAGTCCTGTTATCAACCGGCAGTGTGTAGAGCAGGCAGAGGCATTTGCTTTCGGGCAGATGTACGTCGGCACTGCTGAGGTCACGGTAAATATGCCGGGAGCCGAGGTCAACAGGTTCCGTGGGGGAGAACTGTCCCTTGAATTCGGGATAGACGTCGAAGGAAGTGACGAGCCGGAGTGGATACCTCTCGGAGTCTGGGACATTACAGACCCGGTCCGGGAGGCCGGGGAGACTATCCGCATCAAAGCCATAGACCACCTGGGACGGCTCCGCTGTCAGAGGACATATACCGGCACAGGCATCCTGTACCTTGAGACTGTCATGTCTCAGATAGAGAAGGCCGCAGGAGTAGAGTTCGCTCAGACTCCTGCGGAGGTCCTTGCGCTCATCGGAAAGCCGGCTCTGACGGTATGGAGGATAGAGCTTGCGGACACCTGCTGGGAGGACGTCCGGCAGATAGCTGAGATAATCGGAGGATTCGCCTATGCGGACCGCTCCGGCAGGATAGCGTTCAGACGCTTTTCGCAGGACCCGTGCCTGACAATTCCTGCCGGCAGGCGGTTCAGTGCCCAGCTCGCAGAGTACCAGTTCGGCTTGCAGGCGGTAAGGTACACTGACGGGAACGGCTACAGCTCAGCAAGGCCAGGCTATGGCTTTGAGGTTGGCAGTACGGTCGAGTTCACGGAAAACGGATACATCCATGCCGTTGATGAGACTAACTACGTCGAGGAGTTCGACAAGTGGATAGGGCCGATACTCAGTGCCTTCCAGGGAGTCAGCTGGACTCCCGGCACCGTGGAATACTACGGGAATCCTGCCCTGGATATCGGCGACATGGTCACAGTCACGGGAGGAATAGCTGCTCAGCCGGTGAAATTTCTTATATGCGCTGAGACCTGGCAGTTCCGTGGACCTCAGACGCTCATAGCATCGGGCCCCTCTGAAGGAGGGACATCCTCATCTTCGGGCAGTTCAGGTACTTCGGCAGTATCGGCGGTAAACGTCACCGTGACAAAGGTCATCGGCACCGTGGAGCTCAGCAAGTACCCCGGAGCGGTTTCCGGGGAGTTCACCGCAGCACGGGGAGGGTACTCCTGCAAGGTACAGAGCTGCTGCTTCATCAATGCCGGCATCACCCTGCTTGCAGATGAAGACTGCGTTTTCGGTGCCAAGGTCTGGCACGACGGAGTCGCTCAGGAGTTCTGGCCGCAGATGACGGTCAGGGCAGGCGAGTACGGCACATTGAATATCACAGTTCCCGTCACCGCTGACCCCGGCACCCATATAGTCGAGGTATCGGTCCGGGGCGAAGGAACAGTCACGGATATATCCGCATACATCTGGGGACAGGAGCTCACAGCGGAGTCACCGCAGTACACGTCCGACAGTGACTATACATACACGGTCAGCGGCGGTAAGGCAACTGTGACCGGCTACGTGGGCAGCAGCCTTTTCCCTGATATTCCGGCAAGGCTGGGGGGAGGAGTGACTACCGTTATCGACAAAGGCGCCTTTTCAGATGCCGCAGTGACCGCCGTTTACATCCCCGAGGGCGTCACGGAAATTCGTTAGGAGGTTTTTTATGACAGGCACAGGAACACAGGCGGAGCCATACGTCATATCGACATGGGACGAGCTTGAACAGCTAAGCGACTCTGCTGAAAATATCTGGGTATCCTTTGACCCAGACGCCGAGGTCAAGTCCATTGACCTGTCTGGACGCAGCATCTCAACGATCATCACAAACACCTGGCACATCATCGGCAGCGGCTGGACGGTACACGGCATAGATACCTCGGTCCCGGTATTCAAGCCGGAAAATGCGGGCATCACCTATATCAGCGGACTGCATTTCGCAGATTTCAAGATAAATAATTCTGTATTCGTAAATGACTCTGCTGTTTTCTCTGGCGACTGGGACCGAGGCAATGTAAAGTGGACAGACTGTACTTTTGCCGGTATCCTCAAGACTTCGAGGTTCACAAACACTCACTGGGCTAATAGCTCGTGGATACGGAACGTACCGATGCTCGACAGATGCAGTCTGAATATAGTCTGCGAAGGACCCTCGCATTTTAACGACAGAGAAGTGCCTTTATTAAAAAACAGCAAACTCTCATTGACTGGAGGAAATCTGTCTGCTGAGATATATGGCTGCAAGCTCGAAGGTGTCTACTCATCCGTAACTGTTAAAGGTTCGGGTTCAGTGATAGATGCAGACATATCCGAGCTTTCCGGCAACGGTGGGAAAATTCTTGTCAACAGTGACAAGTGTACTGTTCCGTCAGTTTTTTACGAAATAACATCAGAGCAGTTGTCAGATAGCAGTTATCTGGAGTCGATAAAGGCAATTGGCTGCTATGTCAGCAGCAGTGGCAGTCAGTATATTGCAACCGGTCTTTCGGTAACTTCCGGAAAGATACGGATAGAGAGCAGATATGAGTTCAATGCTGTAAGCAGTTCAGAGGCTAATTTGCTCGGTTCTTTCAACAACTGGCCTTCATCCTCCGGATTGTTTGCGTTTGGTACCGATAACAGTCAGAATCTCCGTAGTGTAGTATCATCCGGCCGGGACTTCCGCTATGCAGCAGCGCCGGTCCCTGAGGCTGAGAGAGTCTATACAGCCGTGGTCGACATATCAAGCTCAGGTCAGACGATAGTAGTCGATGATGAAATCTATGTCGGGGACGGGTATGCAGTAGGCAGCGCTGAATCTATCTATATTTTCTGCAACGGCGGGGAGCTTAATCATTTTGCCTCTGCCAAAATATATTATCTGAAAATCTGGGACGGAGAGGAGCTTATCGCTGATTATACTCCTGCTTTTCGGGATGGCAAGGCAGGAGTGCTGAATCAGGTCACCGGTGAGTTCTATAGCTCTTCATCTGGCGACTTGGAATACTTCAATTGGTATCTGGACAGTGGCGGCGAGCTGACTAATGCGCTGTTCCCGGTGATACCAGATGATAAGGCCGGCGCCTTCATGAACGCCGAACAGCTGAGGTATGTCAGCATCCCGCGGAGCTGCCGGAGGATAGGTGAGTGGGCATTTACGAACACCGCCTTGAAAAAGGTACTCATCCCTGCTGACTGCACATACTATGAAACGTCTTTCCCACCGGACTGTGAGGTGCAGTTCTACGGCGGCGGAGGGGACTACGGACAGCTCTTCGACGGTGACGGCTATGCAGTCCTCGACGGCGACGGAGCAAGAATATATATAGGAGAGTGAAATTATGGCTGATGTTATAAGAAAAATGCGTGCCGGACATAAAACGTCCGATATAGACGATGTCATCGACGAAATCGCCAGCGCAAAAGGCACCTACACAACCCTCAACGATCGCCTGAGTGGCATCGAGTCCGAGCAGGAGTCTCAGGAGACGACACTGGATGAGAATAGGGCTGCTCTCGTTGAGATTGTGGATTCTGGGGCGAAGAATGTGCTGAACTACACCGAAATAGGCACTAACGCCAGCCACGGAACGACCTTCGTGTCAAACGGGGTGACGTACACTTTAAATTCTGACTTTAGTATAACGGCAGAGAGAACAGAAACATCAACCGTTGATTCGTCGTGTAATTTGAGAATAGCTTCAAGCTCGCTATATATTGATGATTTTTGCAACGGAAATTATATCCTGTCAGGCTGCCCTGAGGGTGGTGGTGATACAACATATTCTTTACGAGCAATTCGTGACGATTATAGACCTACAGACACCGGGAACGGCGTTGAATTACCTGACAAGGGAGCAAATACGAATATATATATAAATATCCTTGTAATGGCCACTTTTGAGGGTTCTATAACATTCAGACCTATGGTGTGCTCCAAGGCATTTTGGCAAGTCTCACAAACCTATCAACCATACCGCCCAAGCTATGATGAGCTCATAGCACGGATAGAAGCGCTGGAAGGAGGGGTATAAAATGGACAAGCTCATACAGACGACAGCAGCAGTTATAGCCGCAGTCTGCGGATTCCTCTGGGGACAGGCGGACGGGCTGCTGTACGCTCTCATAGCTTTCATGGCGATAGACTACATAAGCGGTGTCATAGTCGCCGTTGTGCGGCACGAACTCAGCTCAGAGGTCGGTTTCAAGGGCATCGCAAAGAAAGTGCTTATACTGGCACTTGTGGCTGTAGGCCACATCCTTGATGTCCATGTTCTCGGCGGCGGAGCGGTCTGCCGGTCGGCAGTCATAGGATTTTACCTCGCAAATGAGGGGATAAGTATTCTGGAAAATGCAGGGGAGCTGGGACTTCCGCTCCCGAAAAAGCTCATAGCAGTGCTTAAACAGCTCAAAGATAAGGAGGATAATGATGATGAAAAACGGGATTGACGTTTCACGGTGGCAGGGCGACATCGACTGGACTAAGGTCAGGGAGGCCGGCATAGAGTTTGCTATAATAAAAGCCGGAGGCTCGGACGACGGATTCTATACTGATTCCAAATTCGAGAAGAATTATAAAGGAGCAAAGGAGGCTGGTATATCAGTCGGTGCATACTACATAGTCGGCTCCAAATGCGTATCCCGTATAGACGGAGTATCAGATGCTAATCGCTTCATAAATATCATCAAGGGAAAGCAGTTTGACTATCCCGTATACATCGACCTTGAGCTGACAAGTCCGGCCGACATGTGCGGCGCTACTGATGCTTGCATTGGATTTTGTCAGACTATGGAAAAAGCAGGATACTACTGCGGAATATACGCATCTGATATATCTGGATTCGTAGATAGACTTGATATGAGCAGACTAACGCAGTTTGACAAATGGGTCGCACGGTACGGCGGCAAACCGACTGCTGTAAAGAGATATGGCATCTGGCAGAAGTCCAGCACCGGAGCTGTATCCGGCATAGCCGGGAAAGTTGACCTCAATGAGGCCTACGAGGACTACCCGTCTATCATCAAGGCGGCAGGGCTCAATGGATTCAGTAAGCCGGAGCCTGTTCCGCAGGTCAAACCTCCCGAAAAAATAAAAAAGACGGTGACTCTCATCATCGACGACCATACTTATACTGGATTGCTGGAGGAAGAGTAAAAAAATCCGCCCTTGGGAGACCAGGGGCGGACTTTTCTTATATCAGGTTAATGAGGCAGATAAAGATATATGCGGCGAGCGGTATGAATTCATCTGCCTGAGCGTGGTTCAAGTACCTTCTGTGTCTGATTTTGTAGAAAAATGTCGGATAGTGTCGAAAAGGGGAAAAATTTATATTTTAACATTGTGGTTTTGCGTGACATTTGCTGCGTTTTACATTGAAAATGTAGGAAAGACCTGTTTGTAAATGTTCAATAATGTGGGTCGGGTGTGGGTCAATTAAATCTTTAATTCTCTGAAAATAGGCGAATCCTGACTCTTTTTTCTACGTTCGGGACGTAGGGGCCGCAGGTTCAAATCCTGTCACCTCGACCATAGGAAAAGCTCTGTAAATACCGATTTTAAGGCAAATGCAGAGCTTTTATTTTTTTGTGCGTGTAGGACAAAAAGGTGCAAAAATAGGATAAAAAGAATGAGTATGCGGGTCAGATGCGGGTCAGATGCGGGTCAGGACTCACTCAGCGGCAGCATGAGCGCTTGGATTCTTGAAGAACTCGTTCAGTTTTTCAACCTGCTTGACCTTATGAACGGCGTTCAGATGAGTGTAGATCGTCATTGTGGTGTTTATGTCCGCATGGCCTGCTTGTTCCTTGGCTGTCAGAACGTCTACACCCGCAAGGTACATATTTGTAATAAATGTGTGCCGCAGCCAATGTGGAGATATCCTCGGTATGACCATGGGTATCTTTTGAGGAGCACACCTTCCAGCCGGCTTCACGAACTGCTTCAGCTTCCCAGTGTTCGGATCCGTGACCATAACTGCGGAGAAGTCCCCATATTCAAAGTTTAGCGTTGAAAGATAGCTGTCCCAGAGTTTTCCCCAGGAAGAGAGCGACATCATATTGCCACGGGTATCAGGGCAGACCAGGAAACTGCTGTGCTCTACGTTCCGAAGGTAGCTGATGAGTACATCAGGTATATACACCGTTCTGACACCGGCTGCGGTCTTAGCGCCCTGTTTCATCTCCCAGTTGTTGCCCTTCCGGGACATCGACTTGGTGACGGAAATAGTACCGGCATCGAGGTCGATATCAGACCAGAGCAGCGGGACCAGCTCACCACGGCGGAGTCCAGCGAACATCATTATCATGGCAGCAGTCTGAGCTCTGTGAGGAGTGTTGATTATCCATGACTGCTCTTCTTCTGTCAGAGCACGGCGCTCTTCCTTCATGGCTTTATTCTGAGCTGGTATCTTCACAGAGTCTGCCGGATTGTAGTCGATAACACGATTGTCCACAGCAAGCTGGAATATCTGACGTGCAGTGCTTTTTATCTCTCGCAGCACGCTCTTGGAGTATTCTCCGGCAAGGTCGATGATGATCTCCTGGATATCCATACTGCGTATCTTTGGCAGCTCCATTGTTTCAAGAGGAGAAAGATTTTTCACACGGCACTCATAAACATAGTAGCGGTGATCGCTGACCTCTGACTTCTTCAGACGCAGCCAGCGCTGAGCCCACAGCCCGAAGCTGTCACGCTGAGCTGTCACATCGAGACCTTTTCCGAGCTTGGTGTAGACTTCTTTCAGCTTGACATCGAGCTCCTTCTGACTGCGGGCATAAACGTATTTGTACATTTTCCTGCCGTCGGAAATTCCCAGGAACACGGTCCCTTTGTAGCGTCCGTCGGCACGTTTTGTTTTCTTCTGCATATCATGACCTCCTTGACTTATTCAAAGAGCTATGATATAATTAACTTGCGACAGTTATGATTTATATCATAGCTCTTGACCCCCTGCGGTATTACCAGTACCGTGGGGGAATTTTTTTATTTATAACTATCGCCGCTGAGGACGTCCATATGACGTCTGTAGCGTCTTGGTATGTTGATGCCTACAAGATACCCTATGGAGTGCAGGAAGTCCGAAATAACAGCGAATCCGTCCTTGTAGAAGGCTTCGATGCGCTTATCCTTGTAGGGAATGTTCTTGTAGTCCGGCGGACAGATGAAGGTCCAGTCAGCGCCGCTCTTGTCCAGGACTATGCGGAAGAACTTGTCTATATCCGTGTCCTTGAATCCGGCATTCATCAGCAGGATGTGGTGCTCTACGGCTTCATCTATCTGGCTCATGATAGCTGTCTGGCCGTCAAATGATATGAGCACCAGCAGCGGCTCATCGGCTGCCATTGCTTTGTTTACTTCTTCCTCAGAGGGATATTTGATTATATTCATGTTAATTCCTCCTTACTCCACCGCACTCATAAAATAAACCGCTCTGCCGAGGATGCGGATAGTATCAAGCTCGGGTCCCTGATAGACAAGGGGCTTATACTTCGGGTTCTCAGCAACGAGCTGGAGCATATTATCATCGGGATAATAGTATACACGTTTCAGCGTAGCTTCATCCTCGATAATTACGGCGGCGATATCGCCGTTCTCGACGATAGGCATTTCCTTTATGAAAACGATATCTCCCTCATAGATACGGGCATTTATCATGCTGTCGCCCTTGGCTGTAAGGCAGAAATCTGCGTCTATATCCATATCAGCCATTATATAGTGTTCCTTGTCCTCGTCTGCGAAGATAGGCTCACCGCAGGCTATCTCTCCAAGCATCGGGAAGCGTTTCAGCTTTATGGGGTTGATGTTGTCATATTTCTGCATAAGGGCGGAGAGGTCAGGGTCGGCGGATGCGGTTTGATGTTTTTCGATTAAGTCTGATTTTTTTATACCAAAGTATGAGGCGAGTAATTCGATTTTGTCCATACGGGGATACTTCTTTGCTGAAAGCCATTCACTAACAGTTGAATATTTAAAACCTAAATCCTCGCAGAGCTTTGAACGGTCAATTCCTTTTTGTGTCATATAGTATGAGAGATTATTTGATAAAATAATATTATTCTCATTATCCATTTATATCACCACCTTGTAACTATATATTACACCAAAAGCGAAAAAATGTCAAGTTTTTTTGAAAAAAAGCTTGACATTACGCTCAAAGTGTGATATTATAAGATTACGCTAAAAGCGTAAAAGAAATGAGGTGATAAATTGAGTATGACAATGAAAGCGGCGAGAGTAAACAGAGGGCTTAATCAGCAGGAAGCGGCAAATATTATAGGAGTGAGCAGAACAACGCTACAATCCTGGGAAACTTATAAGAGCTTTCCGACTGTTGCACAGCTTCCAGCTATTGAGGCAGCATATGGCTTGAAGTATGATGATATTATTTTTTTACCCTCTGATTACACTTTAAGCGTAAATGCAACAGAACCCATGAAAGGAGGGGGAGAGTGAATGAATGTTTTAGAGATGTTTGAACTGCCGCATACGATAAGTGACATCAAGATATGCTTTGACAAATATTATTTCTACGTTGGTTCGGCAAATATCAGCAAATGCACCAAGGTTGAAATATCGTTTGAAAATCAGATATGGACTATCAAAGCTGTATTTCCGGACGGTGAATGTGTTAAACGATACCGCAGAGAACATATCACTGACAATTTTTTGACGGAAATAGAAGAAACCGCCACCGAATAGGCAGCGGTCTCAACTTAATCAATGAGGTCAAAACTTCCAATAACATCGTTCTTTTCGATTATCTTTCCGAGATAAACGAGCTCCCTATACTGAGCATCAACATTTCCTATCTCTACCAAATCAAGGCCGTTGAACTCATAATTGGGATTTGCACGTTTCTTTTCAAGAAGCATATCGTAAAGGACATCTGCGGTAAGTTTACCCATAATTTCACCTCCTCTCAAAGTAATTATACCAGAGAGGCAAATCAAATTCAAGAAAGGAAGTTTTAAATGAACGAAATCCAGATCTTCAAAAACGACAGCTTCGGAGCTGTCAGAACAGTCGAGGTCAATGGAACGCCTTACTTTGTAGGTGTGGACGTTGCTGCGATTCTCGGATATAGCAACAGTAGAAAAGCACTTGCTGACCACGTTGACAACGAGGATAAAGATTGCGTAACGATTCGTGACGCAATGAACAGAGATAGAGAAACAACAGTCATCAACGAAAGCGGACTTTACAGCCTGATACTTTCAAGCAAGCTTCCAAAGGCAAAGGAGTTCAAGCACTGGGTAACATCGGAAATACTCCCGACTATCAGAAAGCACGGAGCATACATGACCGAGAACACACTTGAAAAGGCTCTCACGTCTCCGGACTTCCTGATACAGCTTGCAACTCAGCTCAAAGAGGAGCAGGCTCAGAGGAAGGCACTTGAACAGCGTGTCGAGGCAGACCGCCCGAAAGTCCTGTTTGCTGAGGCTGTTGAGACCTCACAGACATCTATTCTTGTAGGAGACCTTGCAAAGCTCATCAAGCAGAACGGAGTTGACATCGGACAGAAAAGACTGTTTGCGTGGCTTCGTGAGAACGGCTATCTCATAAAATCCGGAAACAGCACGAATATGCCGACACAGCGCAGTATGGATATGAAACTGTTCGAGGTCAAGGAGCGCAGTATCAGCAATCCTGACGGCTCGGTGAGAGTTACCAAAACTACAAAAGTTACAGGAAAGGGGCAGACGTACTTTATAAACATTTTTTTGAAAGGAGCATGAGGGTATGAGTAAAAAGGAATTGACTTTTTACAGCTGGAATGAGGTACCGGTCATCATTAACCTGCCTTATGCGGCTGTGATACTCAAAGCAAATCCTGAGGTAGTCCGGCGCTATCTGTCCGACGGAACGCTGAAAGGATTCAAGATAGGCAAAGAGTGGCGCATCAACAAAAGCGACCTTATGGAATTTGTCGGAGCAAAGGAGGAGAGGACAGCATGAACATCTACAAACTGACCCTCACAGACCGCTGGGGAGCGCCGTTTGTCGTGACGGTTCCGGCAGCAAGTCTGTATGATGCGATGAGCAATGTTGTCCTGGACCCCGGCTGGAGGCTGAGAGAGTACAGCATCATGGGGGTGACGGTGTGAAGTACGTAGTAATATTACTGCTCTTCTGGGCAGTTCTGGAACTGAGGGATAAGTGGCAGGAGTTCTGCGACTGGCTTGAATCCGAGGCTGAGTCGCTGCACCGTGACCGCATCCGCAAGTCGGCTATCGAGACTAACATCCTGCTCTATCAGCAGACAGG